CTGAAGAGTAGCGGCATTGACGGAGAAGGTAAATTGAGTATTTAATCCAGCACCCGTAGTTACTACAATTGTCGCTTTCGCGGAAGCTCCTCCGCTATTATTATCAATGCGCAAAGCGGTTTCTGCGTTTTGATCCTTTCGGATAGTGACAAAGCCACCGCCGCCCTGAGAAGTCGTTCCAACCAGAAAACCACCTGCACTGGGAAATCTCCCAGCCTCAGTGGTCGGATCGGTCTCGAAGATGATCGACCCATCGATGGCGTTGGAGGTTGCACGAAGGGTCAGGTTGTTTGATGCCGCCGTGCCGCCTATGATTGTCTGCCCGCCCGCAAGACCTTCGATCAAGGTGTTAAAGATCGTATAAGCCCCGCCTGCACCGGCATCGGTGGCGCGTAGACCGTTGGCCGTGGCAATTGTGATGACACGCTCGGCGGTCAGCGTCGCGTCAGCCGCGAGGACGAGATATTGGGCACCCGTTGGCGCGCCAGCCTGCATCGCGGAAAAAGTGACCGTATCCGTGCCGAGCGTGAAATTATCGACGATCTGCACCCAAGACGTATCGGCATTCGCCGTTCCTTCTTCGATGAAGACATTCGCCCCTTCGAGGGAATCTGCTGTGTTCGCGTCCGTCGAGCGCGTCCAAGCACCCGTCGCCACGATGTAGATGCCGTTTTGCGATCCCGTCGCCTGATTCTTGACGAGTACGCGATCTCCCGCGACGACGGCTATCCCATCAATCGTCTGAGTCCCGGAAAGCGTGATGTTCGCGGTCGTCGCCACCCGACAAGAGTCCTTGTAGGAGTGCTCCAAAGAGGTGAGATCGGCGACGCCGGATACGATTGGAACCGTTTCTACAGTCATGTCAAGCTCCCATCCAAAGCGTCACGGCGGCATTCGTGCCGGAGATCGCGCTCACGTTCCCACGGACGTGCCGCCAAGGTGCGTCGCTCGTGATGCCGTCGGTCGATCTCGTGGTTGACAGCGTAAGCGTTATGGTGCCGAGGGTGACCCAATCCCCGTCGGCAGTCGGGGTGCCGACGCTCGACACTTGCACTAGAATGGTCGCCGCGCCTGCACCAGCCGTCGTCTGTCCAGTCGCTTGAAAGGTGCGCTTCTCATGAAACGCAGGCGTATGTAGCGCCCCCGCTCCCGTGGCTATTACGGCATCGAGAAGCCTGACGCTCGAAATGGTTTGATTTCCTCTTCCGCCCATGTTAGGTCATCCTTTCGTTCTTCGGCGGCCTTCCGCGCCGCTTCGGCATTTCCATCGTCGCCGTCGCCGTTCGCTTCTCCGCCGTTTCTGCTTGTGGTTTTATGTCCTTGAACTGTTCGAGATCCTTGGGATCGACAAGCTCCATCCATCGAGGCATCACGGGCAACCCGTCCTTGCCGCGCACGAAATCGGTATGGTCCTCGTTGAGCCTGAAAATCTCCTCTCCGACTTCGAACGATTCTCCCGCTCTCCGATGCGCATGATCCGCCGGATAGTGACGGAGGTGGTTTAGATAACCAATTTTCGTGGCGCGGACGAGCATAAAGTCCTCCCCTTAAAAACAACCTGGGAGCGGGCGGAATTGCCCGCCCCCAGGCGCGGAATTCAGTTAGCTCGTGATCGTCAAGCTGTCGTCGAACTCGCCGACCGCAGCACCGCCCGACTGGATCATGCTCATCGGCTGGAGATAAGTCGTGACCGTGATCGAAGGTGTCGTTCCGCCGAGCGTGTAGTTCACCCTCAAAGCCCGCTCAGGACTCAAATCACTCCCGATGGGAATCACCACGCGAGAATCCGCCGCGAGGCGGGAAGTCGGCTCGCTCGGAGCCCCCGTCACGGCAAACACGCGCCGCGCGATGACGATGGGGCTCGCAAAAGCCGCCGCGTCATCCGCCTGGACGTCGAACTGATAGGTCTCGTCGCCAGAGGCTACGTCCGCCGCCACATCGACGTTGATGACAACAGCCATCGGCTCGCCCTGACCGATGTTGCGGTCAGAACTTAAATCGAGCACGTTGGTCGAAACCGCAGTCGCCACAAGCGCCTGGGCATCCGAGAACAATTGCTGTGCATCCACAAACATACGTTTCTCCTTCAAACAGGTTTCACGTTACACAACTCGAGCTTCCGTCTCGGTCAACTGATCCACCAACCCGATCGGAATCCCACGGAACGACGCCACGCGACGGCCTTCCACGACATCGTAGGCAAGCTGTCCGCCCGTCTGCACGTCGTCACGCGCCTGGATGTCGAGCATCTGGAAGCACGTCCGGTTCATGTAGAACGAAGGACGGCCAAGCCCGATGTTCGGGATGCGGTGGATGGCCTGGATCATGCGGTCGAAGAGATCCGCCGCGCTCGCCTTCGCCACCAAGTTCGAGATGTCGATGTTGGCGATCCGGACGGCATAGCGCCAATCCTTGACCGCGACTCCGCCCTTCCATTGCCAGCGATCACGATAGGCCAGCATCCGGTTGCCCGCGATGCCCGCCGTGACTTCGACGGTTTCAAGGCCGAGATCCTCGTGGGTAAGCCCCGCCTTCGACGCCTTGGGGAAGATCCCGAAGACCGTCTGATCTCCCCAGACGACGAGCCAGACCGAGCTGTTGTCCGTTCCCGTTCCAGCCGCATCGATGATGTTCTGCGAGTTGGCAGGCGAGCCAGCGCCGATGTCGCTGTAGCGCACCGACAGGCCCGTAAACTCTTCCGGCGCGGTCCCTGAATTGCCGTAGAAAAGCGTCTGGGCAAATTCCTGGTTCATGCCTTCGATGTACGCGCGGGCTTCCGACAGCCTGAACGCCGCGATGTTGCCGTTCAGTTCCGCCAGATCCTTGTCCACTTCACTCCACGCTTCGAGCATCCCGGTCTGCTCGTCGATCTGCGCGGTGGTGCTCTTGGAAGGCGTGACGCCCTGGTTCAAGAGTCTCCACGCGACGGTCGGCAGGCCCGTCCGCACCGTCACGCGATGGCCGGTCGGCAGGTTGCCTTCCATCCACATCATGTCGTCCAAGACGCGGTTCGTTTGGCCGAGAAGTTCCGCGATCATCGGCACCTTCCCGTCCGGATCAAGCCGTTTGGCCCAATCCGCCAGGGTCAATACTGAAGTTCCAAGCGTTGCCATTTAGTTTTCTCCTTATTTGGGTTTCTCACTCTTCCCGTAGAAGAGTTCCTCTGCGGATCGCTTCGGCCCAGGCTGCGGACCCGGCACGATCAGCTGATCCTCTTTCATCGCCTTCCCCAAGCGGACGCAAAAGCGCACGAGTTCGGGGTGATTCCCCAAGCCCGTTTCGTCAAGCGCCTTCCTGAGCGATTCCGACCCGAAGCGATGGACGACGCGCTTGGCAAGTTCGGAGTTCTTCTCGAATGCTTCGCCTCCAAGCTCTTTGTCCTTCTTGGCGTCTTCCAGCCAGAGGGCCGTCTGCTCCGTGAGAGTCGCTTTCTGCGCCTCCACAAACTTGGACACGGCTTTCCCTTCCCGTTCGAGCACCGCTTGGGCCTGTTCTTGGGAGAATCCTCGCTCGCGCGCAAAGGCGGCGATCTCCTCCACGGTTTTAGGCTCAAGGAGCGATCCTTCGGGTAGCTTCAACTCAAATTTTTCTTCCTTCTTCGGCTCCGCAGGCTTTACTTCCGGCTTCGTTTCATCCGGCTTTTTTTCGACAACCGGCGGCGGGGTTTCTTTTGGTGGTACGGCATTGACTTCCTCCTTCGGATAAATCTTGTCCTCGATCTTCGCGGGTTCTTTAATCGTCGCTTGTTCCGCCATTGTCCTCTTCCTCCTTCTTCTTGGGCGTCTCGGGGAATCTCGATTCCTTGAGCATCGTCACATAGGCGTCGGGATCGGCATCGAGGATGTCCTGCATGATCGCGTTCCCGACCATCCGTTGACCTTCGTTGTAGGCCGTCCCGAGGGCTTCGCCCGTATAGACGCTTCCCAAGATGTTGCACTTTTCCATGTAGCGCCACGCCAGCCTGCGAAACTCAGGCATCCTCAAGAGGCCGCGAAGCTCGTAAAGCTCCTTCTCGCGGTTATGCTTCTCGCGCTTCCCGGCATTCCTGACCTGCTCGGGATCACCCGCGTTCTTGACTAAAGTCCTCTGTTCCGCCATTTGTTAAGCGCCCGTTTCCACCAATTGCCCCGCGCGGGCTTGTTCCAATAGATCCGTAAGCGCGTTCTTCTCGTCGCCGCCCGTCTTGGCTTGCGACAGATCCTTAGCCGCCACCGCCGCTTGCTGCGCGGCTTGCATCATCGCCGCCGCTTGACGCGCCTGTTCACGCGCGGCACGTATCTCTGCCACGCGTTCGTCGGACACGATGATTCCCGCAGGCACGCCCGTGCGATCCGCGTATTCATCCACCAGTTGATCGGTGTCGATCTTATCAAGCACGTCGGGGCGGACGGCCGCGATCTGTCCCACGAACGCCACCGTGCGCTCGATCCCCGCGATGCCGACCAGCTTTTGCGCCTGGGCCATGATGGAAATAAATTCCACCTTGAGATCCACTCCCTGCAATTCTTCGGGCGGCTGGGGGATCATTCCCTGCCGGAGCATGACTTCAAACACGATGTCGATGAGCGGTTTCAACACATCTTGATTGATCCGCTCAAGCACGCTGCCCAAGGCAAGCAGTTTCTCCTCCCGCCGCTCGATGATCTCCGTCGCCGTAAACTGCCGCCGATCGCTCGACGCCAGCATGAGGAAAATATCCTCGTAGAAGCCCCTGCGGATTCTGATCTGATGCTCGCGGATGTCCTCAAGCAATTCGGTGATCGAAAAGTTCACTTCATGCGCCGGACGGAATCCCTGCTGGCCTTCACGCACGTCCAAGTACGTGATGTCTCCCGGCAGAGTGGTCGCTTTTTGATTCCGAAGGTGAGTAGGCCCGATCATGGGAGGATTGACTTTTTTATCGATGGCCTGGGCTTTCCGCTTGTGCATCTTCTGGAGCGCCCGCACGTCCCCAAGCACCGTCATGCCGGGGCAATCCGTCCCGTAGATGTCCTCCCCCGTGATCTCCCACCTTGGACAAAGCACCGGGAAGAAATCGTATCCGCTTTCGCGGAGAAGCCGATCGCTCTCCACAGGCGCGGAAAGCTGCGTCGCCAAGTGCGTCCCTCCCGCGCCCGATCCGCCCACTTCGTAGTAGGCCGAGACGTACTTCTTGAATCTCGCTTCCAGCCTATCGGGATCGTAATCGTCGTTCGGCATGATGACGTGATAGACATCGATCCACGCCTGACGCTGATTCTGGTCCCAGAGGTTTTTGACATGGGTGGAGAAGTTTTCCCAGTTGGTGATGTCGCCATCCCGGTCGCGCTCGCCAAACCATGCCACCAACTGATGCACCGTCATGCGGAAGATGCGGAAAAACGTGTCCACCTGCAAGCGATCATTCTGGGCGATGAAGTAGCTCCCTATCGCAAAGGGATAGGTGCGGATCACGTCCCGGAAGTCCTCTTCGATCATCACCGCCGCCGTGCCGAACACCGCCATATCGCCATAAAGGATCGGCAAGGAATCATAGAGATTGCTTTTCAGAAACACATCCCCCATGCGCCTGGTGACAAGCGCCAGCCAGTCCTTCACGGGATCGAGTTCGGCAAGCCCTGGATCGGGCGTAGTCAATCTAAACCACGGCCTTGCAGGTGATGTGACGCCACCCATCATGCCCGCTCGCAACGTCCTCACCGCGAACGTCGCCGTCGAATCGATGATGTCTCGATTGACACGCTCGCCTCGGTTGGTATCGGTCAATTGGAAGCGTTGACGCCGAGGCAGGATGAAATTCGCCAAGTCTCTCCAATGAGACTCAAACGAAGTCTGCTCGACTTCCAACTGCGCACGGAGAAACTCGTACTTCTCCTTGCGCTTCAGGCGCTCCTGCTTTGTGCCGAAAAGAGCCATTCAGCCTCTAACGGAATTCGTACTCGATCTCGACGTGCGCTTGGCCCGCTTGGACCGCCGCCACGCCGGTATGACGCACGATGACAGGCGTACCTGCCGCTACCGTCGTCGCCACAAGAGTCATGGCCGTGGTGGACCCCACCGTCGCGGCATTCCCATACGCCGTCGCCGCGACGATCTCGCTTCCGCCCACTGTCGTCCCGATCCTGGCGT